GGAGATGATCCGGTTGGAGGTGATTTGCTGCTTGCCCTGGATGTAGTCGTTCAAGTTGAGTCCAGCGCGCTGCAAGGCGGCAAGCCCGCCCTTCGGCATTCGGACCATGCGCACGATCGCTGAGCGGAGCGCAACGCCTGCTTCCGAGCCCACGACCTTGTTCTGCGCGAAGGCCATGGCGATGGCCGTCACGTCGTCGATGGTGCTTCCGGTCGCACCCGCCGCGCCCGCCACATATTTGAACATTTCGCCCATGTCGCGCAGCGAGGCCGTGGTCCTGACCGCGGCGTATGAAATCCGGTCGGCTACGGTTGTGGTCGAGCGGGTAGCCTGCTCGACGGTTTCCTTCGGCATCTGGAAGGCATTCAGCGAGGCTGCGATGATCGTTGCCACGTCCGACGGCTTCATGTCCCCCAGGATCGCGGTCGCGAGCGTCGAATCCATGGCGCCGAGCATCTGCTTCCAGTCGAGACCGGCTTTCAGAAGCTCGGTGCCGGTGCGGATAATCTCTGTGGCGCTCTGCGGATATTTCGCATTCAGGACGTTCGCGATCTTCTCGAATTCGTGGCGTTGCGCGGCGGTCGCTTCGCCCAGCGCCTCCAGCATGTTGCCAGCCTTCTCGAACTCGAAGGCGGTTTTTGCCCCGATCGCACCGATGATCGCCATCGGCGCCGAAACAGCGGTTGCCATCGCTTGGGTATGACGTTGGAGCGCCGTTGCGTTTGCCGCGATCTGCTTGGCGGTGCCGAGCGCGACAGTGGCCCGGCCGGCTGCCTGCAAAGCGGCGAGAGACCGCGCCGCCGTCCGCGCCGGTCCGGACACGCCGTCGATAAGGCGCACGACCAAGCGCGAGGTGAGATCAGGCATTGCGGGTTATCGTCCGATATTGGCCTTTGCGATCCGTGCGGCTTCCTCGTGCCAGGCGCAGACCTCGGCCCAGTCCATGTCGAGCAGGTTTGTGATCGGGGTTGCGAGGATATGCGCCGTTTCGGCTATGACGCTTCGCCATCCTTGCGGCGAAGCTTCTCCGGCAAAAAACCGAGCAGCACTCCCGAAAGCTCCAAGACGTCCTCGGCGTCGAGCTCGTCGATGGCGGCCTCGGGCAGACCGTTGATCGCAGCAAGGAGGGCGAGTGAAGCGGCAATATCGCCGCCGCCCTCATTCTGGACCCGCTCCAAAAGCCGCATGTCTTTCGCTTTAGGCCGGCGGAGCTTCAATTCCGCGACCGTGACCTCGCTGCCGGCGGCGTCCCGGTAGGTGACGGGGAACAGGAGCGTGTAGGTTGCGGCCTGCGATACGGCCTGAGGACCTTGCGTTTTCGCAGTCATGAAAAATGTTCCCCCTTAGCGCTCGGCGGTCGCGGCGCGCGGAATGCGAAGGATGGTGTTCGTAGTCTGGCCTTCATCCGCGCCGTTGATGCGCAGCGTGTTTGACCAGAAATCCCAGAACCATTTTTCTTCGGTGTTGAAATAGACCTCGTAATGGGTGACCTCGTGCAGGGCATAATCGGTCGCCATCAGGTCGCCCCGCTTGAAAGCATCGCTTTCGATCTTGCCGAGGCGGGCCTCCATGACCGCGCGAAGCTCGATCGAGGCGCCGGTGCGGCGATCGCGGATTTCGCCATAGGCCGTGTAGATGTGTTTGATCCGCGAGCCGAGCCCGAACTGGGTCAGCAATTCCGGGTCGAAGCCGACCAGCTTGAAGGTCGGCTCCAGCTTCTTGATGCCGACCTCGATTTCGATGCCGACCTTGGAGCCGCCCGGCATGTGGTCCTGATAGTCCGCTTCGAGGGCAGGGAGCTTCAGCTCCTGCAGGGTCAGGTGCTTGGAATTCTTCGGATCGTGATCACCGCAGAACAGATTGGCGGCTTCGAGAACGTATAGCGTGCTCACGTGGCGCTCCTATACCGGCAAATGTTGACGAAATGCCGCTGTCGTCACGCGGCGAGATCGATCTGTGAGAGCAAGTCGTCGAGGAGGACGTCCAGGGCAGCGCGGTATCGCGCCGAGCGAATGCCGAGATGGCGCAGCACCGGCGGCTCTTCCGCGGCAAAGTCCACGGTGAACTTGCCGAGCCGCAATTGCTCGGGCGAATTCTGATCGCGGGTGAAGCCGACCTTGTAGTCGATGATGTCGCCGTCCGCTTTGAGGTCGCGCAGGGCAAACCGCATGGTATCGAGCACGTCCTGCACCGTGCCGTAGTCGATGTTACGCCGGCCGAGAAAACCGCGGAGCGTGCGCAGGAACATCAAGTGGATGAAATCGCGGCCGCGCACGATATGGTAGAATTGCCAAAGCGGATCTTCGGAGCAGTTGTCGGTACCGATATAGACGAAGCCGCCGGATGCGATGGCCGTTTCGACGCCCATTTCGCCACGCACCACGATGCCGGCATTTTGCGAGAGCAGGACCTGGCCTTCGGTCGCTCCGTCAGTGAGCGAGAACTCGATCGGACGGTTCGGGCCGATGATGCCCTGCACCGGCTGGTTCGCCCAGGAATGAAAGGGCCGGCCGCCGAATTCGTGATCGCGGCGCACCGCAATGCCGATCACCCGGGGCGAGGCCGGTTTTACGATCGGATTGACCCCGACCTTCACCGCGGTTTCGACCGGGATCAGGCGATGGCTCTGCATCGTCTCTCGCCAGTCTGTATAGGCCTGCTGCGTCGTGGCCGGGCCGTCGAGCGCGGCCACCGCAAGCAGCTTTTCAAGCACCGGCGTGAGTGCGGCGCAGACCGGGTTGGCAAGGATTTCGATGGCCGCGGTTGCGGTCGGAAGCTCCTTGTCCGGATCGTCGCCGCCGCCCGAAAACGACACCGTGAGCAATCCGGAGAGATGGGCGCCTGGATTATCGACGATGAGTGAAACTACCTTGCCGTCGTTATCGCCTTCGCCGAGCACGGCATGGGCTTCTGGCAGGATCTTGCCCGGATCGTTGCCCCCGCCTGAAAATTCGACGGCCGGGGCCTGCGTCAGGTTTGTCCCTTGCGTGCCGAGCACCAGCGACCCGAGTCCCTGATATTGCTGCGAGGTCAGGCCCGGCACCGCGATCAGGCGCGGGATCACGCCAAGCACGGGACCCGCGAGCGTGAAGGCCCAGATGCCGGTTTTTTGAGCGGACGATCCAATCGCATTGGCGATCGTGGCCCAGATATCGGCCCCCTGTTCGATCCGCACGATCACGACCAGTGCCGCGACCTGGAATTCGCCGAGCTGTGCGTTGATGCCCTCGATGGCGTCGGGGAGCGTTCCGATCACACCGAGCGCGGTGAGCTTTGATTTATCGTCGCTGTAGAGGACGACCGGTGTGTTGATCGGAAAGGTGTCCGCGTTGGCCTGCGGGGCGGTGCCGACCAAACCGACCACGGACATGTCGCTGACGATCGCGGGCCGCGGCTGGTTATCGACCCGCGTGATCGAAATGCCGAACGTGGGAGAGGACATCGAACTGTCTCCGCTGCAAAGTCTGGAAAAGAAAAGGGCCGCGCTTGGCGGCCCTTGCTGATGCATGCTTGCGCGCGAATTTTGCGCTGTGTTCACAAGAACGTGTGGGTATTGTCTACAGAATTGGGCTTAGCATTCCTGCTAGACGGAAGGCTCTATGCTTCACCGGATTGAGTACCTGACGAAATTGAGGGCTTTCCTTCAAGCTTCATCGGCGAAGCTTGATGTGGAGGCGTCAAAGAGCGTGGGTTGTGCAGCCGCGCTTGAACAGTCCCGCCTTGCGGCCGAGTGTAGAAACCTTGACCGCGAAATCGCGAGTCTAGCGACCCGGATTTGGAAGCCGACAAATACGATCCCTTTCCATTAAACGGCGCGGCAATCGTATCGTCTGACCTGCGTGCTTCAGGAGCGCGTGACGCAACCCAGCCAAAAAGGGCGTCTAGATCGCTTGCCGCCGGTCCTGACGGTCGGCAATCGACTTTAGCGACAGTGCCAGCTCCGCCGCACACTTAGGTTAGCGCGTCGAAGGCGGCATTGATCTGCGCAAAGCTATCGATGACGTGATTGTCGATATCCTGGGCGACCTGGGCTTCCTTGGCGAAACACGCCTGAATATGCGCTGAGACGGCGAGCGCTACGGCTTCGATTTCGGTAGCGCCTATGGTCACGAAGCTGCCCGAGGCGGTTTTCCATTGTGCGGTAAAGGCCGGATCGCGTTGCGCCTGCAGATAGGCGCCCTGGATCAGCGCCTTCGAGCGGTCGTCGGTCGCGACAGTAAGGCCGCCGATCGTCATGCCGCCATTCTCCTTGCGCCAGCGTGCCGTCGCGGCATAGGCGCGCAAGGCCGCGACATCCGGCATGGGCTCCGCGTAGGCATCGACCACAAAGGTGCTGCCTTGCAGCAGCGCGCGGACCTCGTTCGAAAGCGGCGCGTCGTCGTCTGGCGCATAGGTGAAGGGGAAGGTTTCGCCGTCGTGGGTGACATCCATATCGATCAGCATGCCATGCGGATCGGCATAGCGAAGATTGCCGATGACGATGCTCATGCCGTCCTCACGAAATAGCCGACGCCTCGGGTCGTGCTGGTCGTCATCTGGCTGATCTGATGCCCCGACACGTTCACCCAGGTTCCCGATAAGCTGCCGGCGTTAGTGTCGATCGTGAAATAGCCGCTGGCGTCAAGCCCGAACAAGACGCGCCGCAAATTCGACCCGGCGATAGATGCGCCGTCGTTGACGCCGCCGGAATTGTTCTTCAAAGCGAGGATCAGGCTGCCGACGGGATAACTCGAGGACGACGGAATCGGTTGAAACTTGGCATTTCCCTGCGACGTGATGGCTTGCGCGGTGCGCAACGGCGTCATCGCCTTGGTATTGTCGGTGCCCGCCTCGGCCTCGGCCTGGGCCGCCGCGGGCACGTTGATCGTACGATCGGCCGAAAGATCGCCGCCGCCCGTTGCAAGGCCCGAGGTTTGAATCTGCCGTGCCGGCGAAACGCCGGCCGGCACCCGGGCACTGATCGCTTGCGCGGTGCGCAGCGCCGTCATCGCCTTGGTATTGTCAGCGCCTGCCTCGGCCTCGGCTTGGGAGGCCGCTGGCACGCTGATGGTGCGGTCATCGGAAAGACTGCCGCCGCCAGTTACAAGACCAGATGCCGTGATGGTTCGCGTTGCCGGCACCTTGCCGGCCAGTGCATTGGCGATGGTGGTTGCGAAATTCGAATCGTTGCCGAGCGCCGCCGACAATTCCTGCAAGGTATCGAGCGCGGCGGGCGCGCTGTTCACCAGATCTGCGATCGCCTGGTCGATCTGCGCCTCGATATTGAGGTCGGCAGTACCGACCGTATCGTCGGCCCGCCGCCAGAACAGCTTGCCGTCGGCTTCGTTGATCGCGATCTGGCCGCTCTCAAGGTATGAGGGGACAGCGCCCGGCGTGGACGAGCGCAAAAGCTTGATCCGTGCCGGCATTTAGAATGTTCCGTCGTCGATGATGCCCTGCACGAGATCGTCGATTTGATCCGCAAGCGCCTGAACGGCCTGCACGGACGAGGCGATTTCCGTCTGCATCGTGTCGAACTGCGCCTCGATCTCGCTCATGCGGTTTGTGGTGTCGGCCAGAAAATTGAGGAACGTCGTGTTGATACGCTCCAGCGCTACTGTGGTGATCTGATCGACCGCTGTGTCGATCTTCTGGCCGTCGAGTTCACGCGCGTGCAGGCGCAAATCGAGTTCCTGGAACCGCACGTTCCAGAATTCCGGATCGCCCAGATTGTCGCCGCGCTTGATCCGGTAAACGTCGTATCGGATCGACATGTCAATCGATCGCTTCCGCCTGCGTGATGGCGTCCTCAATGGCTTGGGCGATCTTGCCCTTGACCAAATGGGTGTCGAATGGCCGAAGGCGCACGCCGTTGAACTCCACCGTCCGTCTGAGACGAATACGATAGAGCTTTTCGGGCTCGAACGAAGGTGGCTGCTGCTTCTTTACGGCCTTGCTCATGGCTATCCCCTTAGAGCGCCCAATGGATGCGCTCGGCGGCATGGAACATCGATGCCGGTGAATTGGTCGCGCCGTCGATCACGACGGTGAAGCCGGAAACCGCAGTGCCGAGCTGGAAGTTGAAGGTGCGCTCGATCCGCCCGTCGGCTTCACTGACCACCCGATCTGTCACCACATCCGGCGTTTCGTCAGCGCCGCCGATGCGGAGCCGGCAGGTGCAATCATGCGGCGTATCGTCGAAATATTCGAGCAGCAGCCGCACGAAGATGTTGTTGGATGCCGCGGCAAGCGTAATGGGCGTGGACACGTGCCGGAACGAGGTCTTGGGTCGCGAAACCGAAAGGCGCGATCCGCCGAGCATGAGGCCGGGTTGCATATCGCGCGTGCCGATGAAGCGAGCCCGGAACTGCACCAAAGGCGGCGCGCCGTTGAGCGCCGGCGAACCGCCGGGCGCAAGCGGCGTCCAATCGCCACCCGGCGCCTTGATCTCATAGATGAGCTCGGTCGATTCCGGAGCGATGGTGCCGGCAAGAATATCGATCGCCCGCATGCCGCCGTCGAGGTTGATGGGTTTCAGCTCGATTGCGACCTGCGGCGCATTGAACCGCGCGCCCCAAAGCTCGATCATCAGGTCCTTGGTGAGATCGCCATAATAATAGGCGCCGTCGGTCGAGTAGAAGAAGGTGCCGTCGGTGTAGCTCTGTCCATAGGCCATGCCGACGCGGTGCGCGGCGTTCGAGGTGAGGACCAGCGCATAGCGCCCGCCCGCGCGCAAGAAAGTAGGCGTCACCTGCACGCGGTTCCAGGCATTCTGCAACAGCGCCATATGCGGGACCGAGACCTGCAGGATCGCCTTCGACAGATCGGGTACGCCGTTCGTGGTTTCACACAGGGTCAGATGAACCGCTTCATCGGCGCCCTTCGCGGTCAGGTAGAAGCCGACTTTCGTCAGCCACATGTCGTTTGAGACCAGGAAGCTCTGCGCCACCTGCGCGCCAACGATCTGATGCTCGATGACGATATGGTCCCAATAGCTCTCGTCCCAGGCGTCGATGAACATCTCGACCAGGCGGGTTTTCTTGTGCTTGCGCACCTTGTCGGGGTCGAGCACCAGGAAGCTTTCGCCATCCTTCTTGAAGATCCGGGTCGCCGGATCGTATTCGCCCGAAAGCCACCATTGCTTGCCGCTCGAGACCTTGAATTGCGCGCCATAGCGGATGCGCTGGCGGGAAATCGTGCGCTGCACAATATCGTGGGTCTGGAAACCGTATTGGGCGATGCCGAGATCCGAATGCATCGGTCCGACTTGCAACTTGAGCACGTCGATATAGGCCGGGAGGAGGAGCCCGTTGCTCAACCGCGCGTTCGGGTCGTTTGACGAGAACACGTCCATCTCGGCCGCGCTTTCGTTCGCGGGGGCAAAGCGCAGGCCTTCCTCGATCTTGGCGTCGTAGCCGAGACTTTGCGCATTCTGCGCGTCGCTCTCCTCGTCGTCGAGAAATCGGTCAGCGCCATAGGCAGAGGCATCGTCCGGAAGCTCCAGCCGCTCCTTCATGCGGGCGATATCGACATAGAGGCTCGCGATCTCGGTCATCTCGCCCTTCTGGCGGATCTGATTGGCGAGAGCGGCAAGATCGGACGCGAGCGAGGCAACCCGCGGCTCAATCTGGCGGCGGAATTCCTCCAGTGTATCAGTGCGCTGGTCGAGGGCTTCGGTCGAGGCGACCGCGTTGTCGGTCAGCATGGTCACCGAGAGAACTTGCGTCGGATCGAGCAGGACATGCGCCACGGCGACATGTGCGACGGGGATCGCGGGAGGCTGCGGGTCGGGGCTTTCGCTGCCAGCGGTGAAGGCCAGCACCGCATCGCGCGCGCGGGTCAGCGCCACGCTGTCCGGTTCGGTCTGATTGGTTTCGACGTTGACGAGGAAATCGCGCTCGGTGACGTCGGTATCGTTTTCCTGACCGAATACCGACACCGCAACAATGCGCTTCGAGGCTGCCGCAAGATACGGGACCATGCTTTGGGTAAGACTCGAACTGCGTGCGAATACCGCGCCTCCGGCCTGATAGAATCGGCCCGGAGCGACCGCAATCTCGGCCTGTGCGCTCTTGGTCACGTTGAAGCCAGCATAGCGATGGCTTTTGGTGACCGCGTCATCGACGATATGCTCGAACGACGCGCGCGCGAAGGATTGCAGATTGTTGTGATCGGACGCGGTCTGTTCCTGATAATCACGAAAGATGACCTGCTTTTCCACGGCCTGTCTTACCTTTGGCTGGGGCGGCCGACGACGAACTGATCGATACCGGCCAGGAAAATCGTTCCCGCAATGATCTGCGCCCGTGGCGCGTAGCGGATCATGAGGCGGTCGGAAGCGCGCTTGGCTGCGATCAGCGCGCGTCGCGCATTGAGGGTTCGGTTTGGATCGTGCGGCAGCCAGAATTTTGAGCGCCGCGCCAGAATGCCTTCACCGGCCGTAAAGGCTTTGCGGGTTGCGGGCATCGACACCTGGACATGAGCGGTGTGCGCCGGAAAGCCATAGCGCCCGATGCCCATGAACTGGATGGCGGGGCGTCTGAAGATGCGGCTGCCGTCGGCAATGGCAAAGCGCCAATAGATGCGCAGTGGCGCAGACGATGGCCGGAAGTATCCTCCACCAACATAATGGCCGCAGAACACGCCGGCATCGCGGTGCCCCCCAATCTTGATCCGCTCTGGCTCCGACGTGACCGCCTCGAGATGAGGGCCAACCGGCGCCCGCCAATGGTCGCGGGTCTTTGGCGCAATCGTCGCGATCCGCTGCCAGGCCTCCGACGGCTGAAAGTAGTGAGCATTGAGAGCGCAGCGCACGAAAACCCGACGGCCGCCCTGCGCTTTGATATGAAGACGGAACCAGTTGCCGTAATCGCTCACCCGGGTGTCGGTCTCAGTACTGCCCTCCACCCAACGGGCGCGGCGTTGGAGGCGCTTGAACGCGGTCGAGGGCACCGGGAAGGCCGCCGGAAAAAAGCTTGCGAAATGATAGCCGCCGGCATGTAGTGCGAGCCCGCGATGGCCGCTCTCGCGCATTCGCCAGGTGCGCACCTGCGGCAGCCCGGACAGCCAAGCTTCGCGCTGCTCGCGCGTGAGACGCGGCCCGGAATAGACGACCTGCGGGGGTGCGATCACCGCAAGTGGTCGCGCATCCACATAGGGCAGGTAGGAATGGATCGCGGCGAGTGTGCCCTTCTCGCGGTGCATGCGCACCGCATTGGCAATGATGCTGCGCTTGCGCGCCACACTCCAGCCCTCCGACCAGAGATCGACCGAAAAGGCGTGTGCCAGCATCGGCAAGAATTGCGGCGGACAGGTCCATGGGTCCCAGACCTCGCGCGTTGGTGCGTCGATCGCCTCAAGACGCGTCGACAGCGCGGCGAGCGTTTTGTTGAACGGCGTCTCCGAAACTGGAAGGATATGATCGTGATAGGGGATCACGGTTCGACCTCGACCGCGATCATGATGTTGGTACAAAACGCGGCCTGAGACGGCCCTATGGCGATGTCATCGGCGGGTACCGTGCGCCGTACCCGCAGCACATTGCCGACATAGGCGGCGCCTTCGATCGCGTTGGCATAGACGGTCGCGCCGATGGCATAGCGCGCCTCAGTGACCTTGCGCACCATCTCCTGCGCCGCCGCTGCGATTACGGCCGGCGCCGGCCCGCGCGGCAGCGTGATCGTCAGCGCAACCTCGTAAGTGACGATGTCCGCCGGCGCTACGGTGACGATATCGGTGAGCGGCTTCACATTCGGCGCATGCAGCGCCTCCCGCACGCGATCGCAGATCTCGTCCGCCGCAGGTGCCCCGTCAGGCCCGAGCAAATAAACAGCAGCGCGCCCGGGAACGCCATGCACGCCCGGCCCGAGCACCGCAATGTCCCGCGCCTGCGGCCAGGCTTTGGCCGCATGATAGACATAGGCGTCCGGCGATCCGGCCGCGGGGACCGCGAAGGAGGTCAGGTAACGCAGCAGCAGCGCGGCGTCGCTTTCCATCACGGCCGGCGCGTCCGGCGTTGCTGGTGCGATCACAAGGCGCTGGACGTTCGCCCGGGCGGCGATGGCGTCGAGATCGCTGCCTTGTGAATAGGCCGGAAGCACCGCGCGCACAGCGGAATTCACCCGCGCGCGCATTAGGGTTTCGCGATGGGCATGCGCCTCCTGATCGATCTTGATCGGATCGAATTCCAGACCGCCCACGTCATAGGGAAAGCCCGCCTGATCGGCGCGAAGCTGGAAGTCCGCCATCCGCGCATCAAGGATCGCTTCCTGATCCAATTCTTCGATGGCGTTGGGCAACGGCAAATGCGCCGGATTGATCGTCGGCGCAATGAAGCGGTTGACGTTGACAACCACGGTCATAGCGGATTCTCGGCGGTCACAAGACCGTCCTCGTTGGCAAACAGAATGATGCGCCGCGGCCCATCGACGGTGAAATCGCCGAGATGCGCCCGCGGGCGATAGACGCCCTGCAGTTCCAGGCGAAGCCGCCCGGTGCGTAACTCGTCGGCTTCCGAAAGCACGGCAATCCTGGTCAAAGCGAAGCGTGGCTCGAAGGCAATCGCGGCAAACAGCGCGGTGAAGAAATTCAGCAGCGTCTCCGGAACGAGATTTTCGCCGAGCAAGTTCGGAATGAGCGAACCGATCCAGCGGCGCATGACACGCGAGCCGAATGGGGTCGAGAAGATCGCTTCGAGACTTAAGATCACATGTCCCCAGCCGGCGATCGGACGACCGGTCCAGCGATCGAGGCCGGTGCCGACCGGCTTGGCGGCCATGGTCTATGTCCGCCGGATCGACCGGCGCGGTGCGGCAGCTTCGGCACGCTTCTGCGCGCCGGCCTCGCGGATCAAACCGCGCGCAAGCTCGTACTCGGCCTCATCTTGCGTCAGGACCAGGATCTCGCCCGCGCGCACTTTGCGGCCGGCCACCCATTCACACAAACCAGTTGCCTCGTAAGCCTTGGTGGTCACCATATCGTTCCGCCTTCGCATGCGGCATCGATGCGCGATGCGCCTGGATGGTTTTCATTCCGCTGATCGTTACGCCACCTTGGCCTCGGTCTGCTTGGCTTCGCCACCGGCGGTCAGGACTTTCGGCTTGATGCTGTCGGCCTCGCCTTCATCGTCGAGGCCAAGACGGGTGGTCTTGACCGAGTAGACCGCGGAACTCTTGACGCCGAGCTTGGTTTGGCCGACCTCGGCCACGATCTTGTCCGCGGTCATCAACAGACGCGCTTCATTGCCGACCTTGAATTCGAGCTCGCTCTCCTTGAGCGTGACCCGCACCGAGCCGAAGGTGAGCACGTGCTCGTCAGGCTTTTCAGACGGCGATTGGTTGCGATCGCTCCATGTGAGCGGTATCGCCACCGCCTGCCGAAAATCTCCGGTCGGGTTCAGCATGGTCATCTGCTGGCCCCTGCTCGGCGGCGCATGCAGCTTCAAATCGCCCGCGATTTGCGCATACGGAACCCAAGGCCCAATGAACGGCGCACCGTCATCGCCTTCGCCAAGGCGTATTCGCAGGCGTTGCTTCTTAGCATCGACCTGCTCGACGGTGCCGTGGCGCATCATGTTGGCAAGCCGGCGCTCCAATTCGGCAATGCGCACCACGAGTTCGGCAAGCTCGCGCATCGCTTAGCCTTAAGGCTCCTGCGGTCCGAGCGCGTCGTTCGCGCTGTCCTCGTTCGCCACGAACGCCCCGCCCGGAAACGCGAGCGTTGCGCTTCCGACTGGAGCCGCGTTTTCGTCCGTCGTCGGGTCGTCGAGCATCGGGCCAAGCCCGATGCCCCGAATACCCGTCAGGCCCAGCGCGACCCGAGCCTGCTGCCAGTCTGGAATGACCGTGCCGGCAATGAGCTGTCGCCAATATCGCGCGATATCGGCGAGTTCGACGTCGGCCTCCATATTGGTGAGGAGATCGGCCCACACCCCCGTCGGTTCGGCGCCGGGGATCGGCTCGGCAATCGGCTCCACTTTATATACGGCACGCAGCAGCGCCTGGCGGCGGCCCTTGTCGGCGATGGCGCCACGGTCCCATTCGCAGAAATCCTGGGGCCCAGTCCGAAACCAGAGCCGGCGAAACAGCTCGGGCCAGATCGATGTTTCGGCCAGGAAGACCTTCTCGACCTCGTAAGCCAGGCTCCGGAGATAGACCTCGTTACCTTCGTCCGAGGCCGGGATCCGGATCTCGGTCTCGCCGGCATCGACGGTGACCGCCTGCGCCACGAACATGTCGATCGACAGATCGATGACCTGCGGCGCGCTTAACAGCTCACGTCCCGCGACCTGCCGCTTGCCGCTATCGCAATAAATCACGATCACGGGCGCACTCTGGTCGCGCAGCGCATCGAACGGCTCGACCGCGCTGTCGAACACCGCATCCCCAGCCGATGTCCGGCCCTTGAGCGACCGCAGCGCCGCGATCTTGATGGCCGCAACCGCAAGGCTCATGTCATGATCCGCACAAGCGACAGAAGGACGCGAGCGAGGCCATCGCTTTCGATCGCGGTGATCTCGAAGACCGGCGTCTGCGGCCGCTCCAGCGCCACAACCCGGTCGCCGACCTTCGGCCACTCGTCGCCAAGCCTGGCCGCATCGATGCTGGCAACCGTGCCGGCCATGACAAACATTCGATCGAAGTCCCGGCCCACGGCGTTGTCGACAGTGCGCGTACGCTCTGGCCTCTCGGTGATGATCGCGAGCACTTGCCGCTCGGCGCGATCCGGATCGGGCACAGCTTCGGCATAACCGCCCGGCCGCATCGGCATGAGGCGGATTGTTTCTGCGAAAGCCCGATCGAGCGCCGGCTGGCGGCCGGCCCAGGTTTCGGAAAACTGCGACATTGGCGCTGGGCTCATCTATTGAAATGTATCCCAATTGTGCTACATAGGGTCGGAGGAGCAAAATCGATGGCTAAGACCGCAATGATCCGCGCCCGGATGGAGCCGGGCTTAAAAGAAGAGGCTGAGCAGGTTCTGGCCGAGGTTGGGCTGTCGCCCACGGAGGCAATCAGCCTATTTTACCGGCAGATCTCGCTGCGGGGCGGCCTACCGTTTGAGGTCCGGTTGCCCAACGCCATGACCCGTGCCGCCATTGCCCAGGCGCGCTCCGGCAAGAAGCTCAAGAGCTTCAAGACGGCTGCTGACGTCATGCGCACGGCGCGTGCGTGAAGGAGATAAAGACTACAAACCGTTTTTTGCGCGACCTGAAGCTGGCGCGCAGGCGTGGCCAGGACCTCGACAAACTTGAAGCGGTGATTGCTGCACTTGCCCGTGGCGAAAAGCTTTCATCAAGGTATCGTCCGCATCGTCTCCAGGGAGAGATGAAGGGACTCTGGGAATGCCATGTCGAGCCGGACTGGTTGTTGATCTGGGATGAAATGCCCGACGCAATCATCTTGATCCGTAGCGGCACGCATTCCGATCTGTTCGACTGAAACCGTATCCTAGTGATGAAGCCCTTTGATCAGCGCGCGCGGACGCAGGCAAAGTGACAGCGGATTGCTCTGCATCTCGAGCCGCACGGACTTGTTGTTGTCGGACGGGATCGCCTTGGCATAACGCGGCAGACCTAGCGTATTGACGGTTTCGATATAGTCCGCCGGCGCAAAGAACGTCTTGAACAAGTTCGGTGTGCCAAGCGGGAAGAAGTGCGCCTCATTGGGATCGATAAACGGGGTCACGGTATCGCCCGTGTCGGTGCCGCCACCGATCCAACCGCGGTAGTTCTCGAAGGTGACGCCGCCGTATTTAAGCGTGGAGAACACCACGCCCTCGCGCAACCGCACGCCCTCCTGGTAGCGATAGGTATCACGCACCTCGGCGTGCTCGATCAGGTCGTCCCAGAAGGTGTCACCGCAAAGCGCATATACGCTGGTGAAGGCGACCCCTCCCAGCGTCTGCGACATGGTGCGTACCAGCTGACTGCACTTCTTGCGGACGGCGGTATTGGCGCTGCCGAGGGCGAAGTTGATCGGCGTGATTGCCGTGACGCCGAACTCTGAGAAGAGATCGTAAATCGTATTGCCATCGCGGTCGACGATCAGGCCCTTGATGGCGCCCACCCGCTGGAATTCGGTCGTCGCATCGAGCTGAGCGGTAAACATTTCCATTCGCCCCGAGAGATAGGTCTCGACCGAGCGCGCCTGCATCTGCGGCCCGAATTCGCGCACGTTCTGCACTTCCTCGGCCAGCACATTGTCGTCAAGTTGATAATGCGGGACTTTGAGAACCCGCGCCCGGCGCAGCGGCTTGGGGCGGGTTTCGCCCGGACCGCCGCGCGGCGTCGGGTTGACCAGCGTCAAGATGCCGGACTGCTCTTCGAGCGCGATCGAGGTCGTCGGTACCGGCGCCTCCGTAAACAGTCCGAGCGCGCCCAGGCGCCCCGGCACGAAGGGAAGCTTGTTAATGTTGTCGGTCAGCGTGACGAAGTTAAAAGCGTCATTGCTGAACACGTCGAGAATAGGTTCCATCGTTTAATCCTGGGGTTTGGATATTGCGGGGGCGCGCGTTTTGAAATCAGCGGACGACGATTCCGACTGCGCGCAGCTGATCCTGCTTGGCGGATTTCTTGAGGTCGTCATCGACACTGGCGTCGTAGATGAGGCCATGGCGATTGACTTCGGCGTGGCGCATGAGCCCGACCGCGACCACATCGGAACTGGTGGCATCAACACGGCCGACCAGAATGGCGACGGCAGCCTCCGAACCATCCGCTGCTGTCTCGGGCGAGGGAGCGAACTTGCTGCTTGCCGTCAGTTTCCCGAGCACCGTTCCTGGCAGCAGCGCTCCGGCGCCGGAGGCGATCACGATATTGTCCCGCGACAGCCGGCCCTCTTCGTCCTCCGAGAGAATGAAGTTTCCATCATGCGGATTCTCAAGCAGCACGGTCATAAAGCTCTCCCGTTCGCCGGAACGACGGCGCGGACGTTGGCCATTTCAAAGTGAAGACGCTAAGGGTCAGCGCGCAGACGCACCCGAGGCAGCCGCACGGCGGCGGGCATAGATTTCTTCGGTGTTGATCACGCGCTGCGGCTCCGCAGAGGATCGATCGCCACCGGCACCCAGTTTAGGCTGCACCTCTCGCGCCATGGCACTGTCGAGATTACTCTTGGCTGCTGGTGACTTCGCTAGCGCCACAAGCACAAACTCCGCTGCAAGCTCGGTGTCGAAGGCGAAGTAATGCGCAAGCTCTTCGCGACCCTTGGCTGCATCAGCGGTGATGATCGCCCTGATGCGAGTGCGTTCAGATGCGCTACCTTGCTTAAGGCCTTCCGCCTCGCCGGCCATGCGTGCTTGTGTCACCCGCGTCGCAATGTCTTCGCTGGTCTCCACGGAACCCGTATTCTCGTGCGAAGCCAAAGTGGTCACGTCGGCCGCCGCGCCGGCGGCTGCCAGGATTACGTCTCGCATTGTTGTCTCCTAGGGCTGGACTCAGTAGCGCCTGGTCAAATTCGGATTGATGCGAGTTTGACGAACGCTAGATAGTTGGCTGCAAGCTTGTCGTATCGCATCGCGACACGCCGGCACTGCTTGATCTTCTGGAAGAACCCTTCGATCAGGTTGCGCGTGCGATAGAGATAAAGGCTAAGGCCATCCAGCGCACTTGAACTAATGCGTCCCGTTAAGGTTTAGAATGGTTTGTATTGGCGTTCGATTGTTCAGAGGTATAATCTGTGAATGTCTGCTGTTTGTAGGCCGCGACCTGCTCACTGTCGCGAATTGCGAAGCCTCCAGCGCCAATGTCGCCCCCGGCGCTGGAGGCTCTCAACCAATCTTCAACGGTCAAGCTTAAAATAAACGCCGACTTTGGACCCCGACTGCCACGCAATATGGCAGGAGCGCCGTATATATTCCGGCTTGATCACGACGGAAAAGCTCTTCGGCAACACCGGCCGAAATGGGAATTCCAGGCAAGCACCCGCCATCGACATATTGAGTATCGAACAGTCTACAATCGCCGCGACTCCGAAGCTGACCGAGCCCTGCTTCATCAGGTTCTCTCTCGGAGTCTTGCGTCGCTCGATCATTTGTCAGCAGCCGCTCACAAACCGCACGCCAACGCGATATTCAGATTGCCAAACGATCTGACAGGAGCGGCGTATGCTTTCCGGTCCAATCGCAAAGGAGAATTCGCTGGGCAATGCGGTCCGTCGATGCGGAAAAACAAGACAGGCGCCGCCGTTGGACATGTTGCGCACCGCGCATTCAATACCACGACCGTAGCCAATCAATACAGCACCCGCTTTGGGGGTTGTCGTTCGTTCAGTCCGGCGTCGTTCCATCGGGTCCGACCTCAAGTGCTCACAAAGCTAGGTATTGCATGCCGACTAAGTTAACCTGAACCAACAACCCGTTAAAATGGAAGTTCGGGCAACGCCGCGTTAACGCTAAGGACACGCTGTCCAAGCTGCGCAGGCCTATTGTCATATTGGTTTCTACGCGGGCTGCATCCTTAAGGGCCTGAGATCTTCCGATCTATCGGTCACTCAATCTACTTCTGGCGTTGATCGCCCTGACGAAGCCATCGAAAGCGTCGAGCGCATGGCCAGTGGCATCGGCAAGACCCAACGCGACCGCATCCCGGCCGCGATAGTCCTGCGCCTCGGTTGCCAAGGCGGCTTGTGCCGTTAAACGCGAGCCACGGTAACGCCCGACGCTCTGAGCGAAGGTCTGCCGTGCCGCTTCGAGATCGCCGACGATCCGCTGTGCGACGTCGTCGGCCAGGGCCTCGAACGGATTGCCAGCCATTTTTTGTGTGCCCGCCCGCAGCACCGTGACCTTTACGCCCTGCTGCTCAAGCGCTTTCGACCAGTCGGCATGCAACGTCACCACGCCGATCGAGCCGGCGCGCCCGTGTTCGGGCATGACAATCTGCCGCGCCGCCGACGCCAGCAGGTAGCCGGCCGACAGTGCGTGATCGGTCAGAATGGCCAGGGTCGGCTTTTCGGCCGACAGCCGGGCGATCAGGTCCGCGGTCTCGAAAGCGCCGGCAAGCTCGCCGCCAAAACTGTCGATCTCGAACACCGCGGCCTTGATGGCGGGATTGCGCATGGCGCGCAGCACCTGCGCCTGCAGTCCCTCATAGGAAGTCCGCCCGGACATGGCGCCGACATAAGCACCTTTGTGCACCAGCGTGCCCTCGATCGGGATCAGTGCGATCCCATCGATCGTGTCGAACATGGCTGACCCGTTGGCGTCATATCGCCGACCCGTACGATCGCCGATGCGACCAGCCAATGGCCGGCCATTCGCGAACGTCACATGATCGACGCGTTCGCCGACGCCCTCCAGCACCACACCGCCCTCGACGATCCGTCCGCCGATGCCGGCGAGCGCCGCATCGAGCTTGCCCGGATGCATCAACAGCGGGGTGTTGAACACCCGCGCGGCCAATTCAGGACGCAGGATCATGCCAGCGCCTTTTGCTGCTTGGCCGGCGATTGATCGTCAGTGTCACCGGATGGCGCGGCCTTACGATCGAACATGGCGTCGGGATCAAGCCCGAGCGCCAGCATCTCCTTGCGCTCGCGCGCCCGCTGCTGGATGGTCTCGAGATAATCCTCGCCCTGTTCGGCGCATTCACGCTCAAGCGTCGACAAACCCGCCGCCAGGCGCTCGGTCGCAGCCGTCGCCTCCTTGTGCGGATCGACCCAACCGCGGCCGGGACCAATCCATTTCGCCGCGCAATAGGCGGCCTTGGCCTGTGCAAATTCAGGCGCCCCCTTCGGTAGCTTGATGATCCCGCGGTCAATCGCCTCCTCCAGCCAGCCGGCATAGATCGGCGCCATGAAGGCTTGCGCGAAGTGCTCCTTGCGGGCGGTGAAGCCGCGCCAGACCTCGAGCAAAGCCGCGCGGGCCGAGGAATAGTTGACCTGACCCCAGTCCATCGACAGCTGTTCATAGGTCATGCCCATTGCGGCTGCGACATTGCGCAGGCTTGCGCGCTCGAAGGCTTCGAACACGCTGTTGGGATGGTTCGGTTTGGTCAGCATCACCTTCTCGCCCGGGAACGTAAACGCGATCTTGGCGCCGCCAACGTTGATGGGAGCTGCTTGGTAATAGTCGAGCCGCTGCTGCTGGTAGGCCGACAGCTCCTCGCCACCTCCCAGTGCCGATGCGAACTGATCATGATCGAACGGGCTTTCGACAAAAGCCGCCATCACGGCGTTGAGGACGGCAGCCTGTAGTTCGGCCTCGTCGTAGCGACCAAGCATTCGCAACCGTTTGACGATCGGCGCCAGCACGGAGACGCCACGATACTGGCCGGCGCGCCCCGGCTCGAAGGCGTGCACCACCACCCGGCGGCCGAAGCTGGTTTCCCGCGGAATGCGCTCCCAGGTCCAGAACATCGGATGAAACACGTTCTGGTCGCCGGGGTGCGACCGACGAATCTGATAGGCGAGGGGCTCGCCGTGCTCGCCGAGTTCGATGCCCTGCCGACGCCAGTAGGTATCGACCGCATTGTATGGATTCGATAGCCGGTCCGGATCGATGACTTGAACCGCAGTCGCATAGCGTCCGCCGCGGGGCAGCCAGAGAATGGCGGCGAGCGCCTCGCCATCCATCAGTCGATGCCGGAACGCCAGCGCCAGCAGCCCGCCCATGGTCATGCGCCGGCCGGCGTCGCACCAGCAATCCGGGTCCTCGGCAAAATCCTTCCAGGCTGCCTCGATGTCGGAGGCCAGATCCGATGCCACGTCCGGATCGATCTTCAGCGAGCGCGCATTGGGCTTTGACGACAACCGCCAGCCGGCGCCGATCACGGCATCGACTTGCCGGGTGACACCACCCGATGCCCAGCCGTCGTTGCGGGCGAGATCATGGATCCGCGCCGCCAGCACCGGACGATCCGGCGACAGCGCCGTCTGCGCCGACCACAAGGGCGGGCGCCAGTGCGCCAGATCCGGATCGGTGACTGAAGCGCCGGCATAGCCAGCCGCCAGCATGCGCGCCGTGGAACGCGGCCCGGCCGGAATTCTGACCGGACTTCCATCAGGTCCAAGCAGATTGACCATCAGAAACTCACCCGGCGCGCAAAGCCGCGAGCGTTCAGTCCGAGCTTGCCACGCAGCTCAGCGATATAGCCGCGCAGCGTACCGACATTCTGCGCGTTCCATTCCATGCTCTTGTCACCATGGCGCATCCGCGCGACGCTTCCCTGCACCACGACCGCATGCAGTGCGGCCTCGGCCTCGGTGAGTTGTGCTCGCCAGAGGGTGACCTCCGCCGCCGTCGCCATATTCATCGGCCCATGTTCAGCCGCGCCAAGGCGGCGACGCTGGTCACAGGCTTCACTTGGCGCACAGCGTCGGTTTGCTCTGATCTAGCTTTCGGCTTTGGCTGTCGCGGCTGCGCCGTGTCGGCGATGCGTTGCACACCCAGCATGTAAGCCGCCGCATAAGCCATCGCCTCGCAGTCGAGAAAGTGATTGTCACGCGAGCGGTGGACCCAGGTGTAGCCGCCGGAAGGCTTCTTGACGCGGCCCTCCGACACGATCTGCCGGCAATAGGCCTCCGTGGTGTCGCCTGGCAGATGCCAGCCGCCGGGCTGATCGTCCGGCCAGCGCACCCGTTCGTGCACCCAGGATTTGAAGAAGTCGCTATCGAGACGAACCAGATCAAGACCGTACTTGGCAGCCTTGCCCTTGGGCGTCACGTCAATGCGCTTGACCGACAGCGGCTGGTCGCGATGGTCGAACCCCTTCACTGCATAGACAACGCGCGCGTGCCGCCGGCAGAACTCGTAGACTCGGTGCTCTGGCACCTCGTCTTTCTTGCCGGGGCGGAAGCCTGAATCGATGAAGGCACGGCGGATCAGCAGATCGCCGAACGGGCGTGCCAGCATCTCGGCCAGATCGACCCAGACATCGCCGTGCTCGGTCTCGCCCCAGATCTCGTTCTGCTCGATCAACCAGCTTTCCTGGCGCACGCCCCAGCCGCGGACCACGGTGACAAGCCGGTTCTTCTGCACGTCGATGCCGGCGGTGAGCAGCAGCACACCTGCCGGGATATCGCGCGACCGATAGGGCAGCTTGAGCCGCGCCACGTCGGCCCATTCCGGTGCATCACCGCCGGCCGGAGCCCAAAGCTCTCCGAACCCCCCATTAATGACGGTCTGGACTTCTTCCTGATCGCCCGAGTTCAAGGCCTCGACGTAGCGGCCGGCACGCTCGCCGAACGATACGAAGGGCGACGCCAACCCCGAGACCCAGAAGCTCACGGTCGTACCATCCGGCGGATCGCCGATCACACGGCCATCCGGTTCGATCCGCTGCCCTGGCGCGACATAGACGCCGTGGGCGTTCATCTCGAACTTGTGCTTCTCCTCGACGACGCCGTCACAATTGGGGCATTGCAGGAAAGCGAGCCGACGCGCCTCGATCGCGGTCGCGTCGCGTTTGATAGTCTCTTTGCCGCCCTTCGGTGTGATGTCGATCTTAGGGATCACCAGGCAGTCGAACCGCGGGATGAAATAGTCCTCGCAGTGCGGACACGGCCAGGCCCAGTGATATCGGGTGCCGCGCTGCCAGAGCTTCCAGATCGGACTGTCGAGGCTCCCGATGTCGTCGTGCTCGATGACAGTCCAGAATTCGAGCCCGGTTGCATCGTCCTTCTCGATCTCGACCGATCCCTCGGTCGGCGTCGACGTCACCCCAAGCGTAAAGTCGGCATGGGTGTCACCGCGGACCTCGAGGAGGCGCACGGGGTCGCCTTCGCCCTTGATGTTTTTGGCCATGCCGTCACGTTCGTCGACGATGGCCAGGCCCGCTGGATCCGACTTGAGCTGGTTCGCAGAGCCTGCCCAGGCAAGACGCACCGGCACGCCGGAGACGATCTTGCGGGTCTTCTTGTTCTTCTTGCCGCGCGCCAGCTTCACCGACAAGCTTGGCGATCGGTTGAGCGCATCGTCGAACCGCGGCTCGAACTGGTCGGTGACGAAGTTGCGGTCGGGGCCAGCGTAGATGATCGGCACCGGACGCTGATCAAGCCGCGACAGGATCACGTCGATGACACTATCGGTTTTGCCCATCTGGCCCCCACAGACGAACACCACGGTATTGTAGCGCGCGTCCTCGAAGGCCCGCATGAACGGGATCATGTAAGGGGTGAGCGCCGGATCCTTCGGCCCCGGCCGGCCCGAGGAGAGCGGATAGACCCGGTTCTCCCGCGACCAACGATCAGTCGATACCTTCTTCCTCGGCCGCAGGATCCTCGTCACCCGATCGATAAGAACGGCCGAGTTTTGCGATGCGGTCGGCCACTTCGGAGAGCGCATCATCCACTTCTCGTTGCAGCTGTTCCCGCTGCTCGATGTTGCGGGTCAAGCGCGCGGGAATCGCATTGATCCGCGCGACCACGGCGCCCGCCACCTCGTCCACCAGCGTCATGGCTTCCACCAGTGGCACGAGCTCGCGCTCGGTCTGCGCGACCGCCAACTCCTCCTTGCGGGTGCGAATGTCCTGCAGCCGACTGAGCGAAGCCGTCTTGCTCGATCGACGCGCTTCGTCCTTGAGGAAGCGAATATAGCCCTGCACCACATCGACGACGCGGTAGCTGCCACGATCGGTCTTCGCGACCCAGCCGTCCTTGGTCAGTCGCCGGACCCATTCCGGCGTGACCATCAACAGCTTGGCAGCCACATCCACCGGAATCGTCCCGGAGGCGTCATGGTCGCCGGTCTTTGCTGCGGTTCGCGCCATAACCACCAAGCTCGATGATTGGCTAAGCCTTAGGGGCGATCATTTTGCGATCGTTGTACCGGCGAATGAGCAATCAATGATCCGATTATAAACCCAAGGCACTGCGTCAGCGTCAGGGACCACGATCTGGTCCACGAGCAAGGGCCTTCCGGACATCGGACTGCGAAATTCCAAACTGCCGAGCAATTGCCGATGGCTTTACACCAGCTTTGAAAGCGGCACGCACGGCGTTCAGCTTACCCTTCGTCAACCCACTCGCAACCTCTCCAACCGCTGTACGCTGAGCGGCCGGCTTCGCTTCGAGCTGTGGCTGCGGTTTTGGCAGGCGGCCACGGTGCTCAGCTTCGGTAGTGACTGCCGAAAGAAGTGTATCAATCTCGCTGTTGTCCAGCCGCTTGAGCGCACCGGCCAAATCCTTCGGCAGCACGTGCCGGGGCTGCGATGCCGGGTCGCCCTCTGCGCCAGCGGCCTGTACAACGGACGGCCCGGGTGCCTTCGGCGAAAGCAGAACCGAAAACATGTCTGGCGCTGTGTCTGCAGACCGGCGGATTGGCATGGTGCCAATTATGCCGCCGGTCCATGTTTGCGGCAACCAGCCTGTGGCCATGCGGGATGGTACCCGGCGCCTACGGCGTATCGGCGTGGTCGCGATTGGCCGGGCGTTATTGGCTGATCTTGCGGTTGGCGGATTGTGCTATTTGGCTTGAGGCACCGAACGGTTGATCTGTTTCCCCATGCCGGCCTTCTCCCCCCGTCGTTTTCTGCCAGCGCTGAACGATGACGTCGACGTATTTGGGATCGAGCTCGATGAGCCGCGCCCGCCGTCCAGCCCGCTCCGCCGCAATCAGCGTCGTGCCTGAGCCGCCGAACGGATCGAGCACGATGTCGCGGCTCTTGGACGAATTGCGGATCGCGCGCTCGACCAGAGCCACTGGCTTCATCGTCGGGTGTAAATCGTTCTTGTGCGGCTTGTCGAAGAACCAGACATCGCCCTGGTCGCGCGCGCCGCACCAATAGTGATCGGTTCCGCTTTTCCAGCCGTAGAGAATTGGTTCGTATTGGCGCTGATAGTCGGAGCGACCAAGTGTGAAGCTGTTCTTGGCCCAGATCACGAACGTCGACCACTTTCCGCCGGCCTCGCGGAACGCCTTCTGCAGCCGGTCGAGCTCAGACGAGGACATGCAGATGTAGACGGCACCCTTGGTGAGGGCGAGGATATTGACGCAGGCGTCGTAGAGAAGGGCGCCGAAGTCCTTGCCAATTTTGTCGTTCAGGATCGGGCGATTCTTGCCGCCTAGCTTGTCCTTTGGGGTGTTGGCGTAGTCCACATTGTACGGTGGATCAGTGAACGTCATATCGGCGAGTTCACCTCCGAGGACCTTCTCGACATCGGACAGTATAGCGGCGTCGCCACACAGCACGCGATGCTCGCCGCAGATCCACAGATCGCCGGGACGGCTGATCGGCTCCACTGGCGGCTCGGGTGCCTCGTCGAGGTCGCCGTCGGTGTCGGCATCGCCCAGCAGTAGCTTGTCGAGCTCATCCCGATCAAAGCCAGTCAGCGTCAGATCGAAACCGGACTGGCGCAGATCACCGAGCTCAAGCCGGAGGAGTTCATCACTCCACTCGCTCGATTCCGTCAATTTATTGTCGGCGATCGCATAAGCCTGACACTGCGCCTCGGTCCAGCCGTGGGCGACAATCGTCGGCACTTCGGCGATGCCCTCGAGCTTAGCCGCCTCGAGCCGGCCGTGACCGGCGATCAGCATGCCGTTTTCTCGCACCAGCACCGGCATGGTCCAGCCGAACTCGCGAAGCGAAGCCCGGATCTGCTCGATCTGCTCGGGCCCATGAAGGCGGGCATTGCGCGGGTTCACGGTGAGCCGCCCGATGGGCCAGAATTCGATTTTCGCGGCCGGCCAGGCGGCTGAGGGTTTTTGAGCTTCGAGCATTGATATCGTTGGGTTATTTGGCCGCGGGACCAAACCAAACTGAGGTTTTTCGATTTGGAAAAACGCGCGTTTTCCGGGCGGCGGCGCCACCGCTTGTGAGGCCCCCGAAGGAAGGACCCGTGACTTGATCCGAGCGTTCGTCAGCGCGGCAGCATGCGTCCGATCTCATGGCCAACGCGGGCAATGATGCTACTGACTCCGCTGTGCCAGGCGGCAGCGCTGTAGTCTTTCACAAGCTCGCGTCCGAGATTGGGGCCATAGAGCCAGCGGATCGGCAGTCGCTGCTTCGACGTGCGAATGAAGGCGCGGCCAAACCGCGGTACGATGAACGTATGCCGGAAGATCCGGCGCTTGTTCCATGGTGCGGCCGACACGCCCTTACCGCGCTGTTTCCCACCGAACCAGGCGATGTTGGTTTCCTGTCCGCGCGCCTTGAGCTGATAGGTTAAGGTCGCCGGTGTCGATCGGATGGTCGCCATGGCTTTGTCGACCGCGCCATATTTGATCCCGGTCTGCTTGACGAGTGCGCGTTTGACCTGCGTGCGACCCTTGTCGCCCTCGTGGTTCAACGCCCGCGACATGGCGGTGCGGGCTTGGCCCTCGCCCAGAGCGGCAAGCTGATTGCCGTATCGGGCCAGGACTTGGTCGCTGGCATTGATGACGAGTTGCATGATGATGGATGGCTTTGCGCGCGACTCTCGCGATCTTGCCGTCCTTGCTACCGGAATTCCCCGATTTTGTCTGGTCGAAAAATGTCTGCACAGAATTTATTGCCAACGACAACCCCACGGGTGATTGGAGGCCGACAAGAGCTCAGTGCCTGGCCGATCCAACGGCTCGAGCCGCCGCGATGAACGAGCGCCGTGATCCCGCACCTGTCTTGCGCCGACCATTGAGCCGCCAGGCGATGACGTACAGCGCATACCGATAGTGCTCATCGGCTGCCGCGCGCTCCAATCCGACCTTCCAGCAAATCGGCTTCCACCGCAGGCCTGAAGCCCGAAGCCAAACGATCTTCGCATCGATCGGCTCGAGCCAGTGCAGCCAACCAAGCGTCTCCTCCATCCGGCTGATTGCGGCGGGCGATGGTGGTGGCAGTCGCATCGGCTCAGGCTCTTGCCCAACCCGATCGGCAAACTCAACGAACATCGTGGGCCATGTGTTGAAGTACCCTGGCACGCGTACAGGCGGCAGGCGCCGGATCACCGATGCGGCTTCAACCAGCCGATCCTCGACCTCTTGCACAGTCCACTTATCCACGCTCAGCCTCCTGGCGTTTCTGTTTGTTGCCGTAGAGCTTTTCGCCGATCTGGCGAATGAACTCCCGCTCGGGCCAGCTCAGCCGCTGATCGTCGACTGACACCGCGAGCAAACCCTGTTCGCGCCAGCCATCCTGTTTCACCTTCTCGGGCGGCCGCCGCTCGCCGCCGTATCCGGGAAGAGACCACCTCATCGCGTCACCTCCGGCAGCAGCGCGGCGTAGCCAATGACGTCCGTGGCGCTGTCGCGGTGCGCCGGGTCATACGCGAGCCGCACCAGCTTGAGATCGAGCATGCAGAGCACGACCTGCGCCGGCGTGACGCAGCAGCCAAGGGTGAGCGACCAGCGTGCGGCCACCGCCGCCATGGAGGCCGCCGGATTGCCGTAGGCCGCATCGCGCTCGGCCATGACGATGGCGGCGTGCCGAAGCATTCGTGCGGATCCAATGCGATTGCGCGGCGTTTGCCGCTCAGGAGGCCGTCGCATCACGAGACCTCCTGTTGCATCGGGATCGGCATTGCCTGGGCGACGAGATCGATCACGGCACCGATCACGGATGCGGGTTCAGCGTTGCCAAGACGGCCCATGCTGGCGGCGAGATCAGTCGGCTCGACACCGTGCTGCAGTAGCAGCGAGACGACGACACAGGCGTCGGACAACAGTCCGTCCAGCGTCGATCCGGTCCGCGTGCCATGGGTGAACACTTCGCCCGGCCGGCCGTCGGGATAGAACCCGACGGTGACAGTGAAGCGGCTGCCGCCATGCTCAATGTCTGAAGTCGCAGCGAAGCGGCGATGCGGGAGTCGTGCCCGGGTCATCGCACACCTCCCTCAGTCTCGACCGCCCACAGCAGGATAGCGATGGCGTCCGCCTCATTGTCGTCGGCCGGAGTAAATCCACGCGTTCGCACGGCAGCGATCACTGCTTCCTTGTGGGCGTTGCCCTTGCCGGCGATGAAGCGCTTGATGGTGCCGACCGGCACGCCCTGGTAGGCGACGCCGCGCTGCTCGCACCATGCCGAGAGCGTCGCCAGCAGACCGCCGAACACATGCGCCGCATCTGTGCCGACGTGCCTGCGCACCTCCTCGAAGTGCACCGCCTCCAAGGGTCCCGCATGGGCGGCAAAGCCATCGAGCCAGCTGCGGAAGCGCAGGTAGCGGATCCCGCCGCCGTCATAGCGGCTGGGGCGAAACGATACCGTGCCGCTGGTGATGAGGCCTGTGCCGTCCCGCATTGCCCAGCCGGTGGTGGTGCCGAAATCGAGCGCGAGGATCGAAGCTTGTGTGCGATCGATCATCTCTGCCGCGGGTGGGATTGCATTGCCAGCAGGCAGAGTCAGAGTCGTCGAAGCCATGGATGGTCTCCGTTCGGGAAATCGTTCGTGGTCGAGGACGACGGCGGTCTGGTGCTTGGCTGCGCGGGCCGCCGTCGTCTGGCTTTGCGGAATTGGAGGTGCCGGGGTGGGCCGGTGGCGTACGGGAGGCGGCACATCACAGCACCTCCTTCAACCAATCGGGCGGATTGGGAATTGGGGAATGTCGTTGCGGACATTCACCGGCACATTCACTGCCAGAAGCCATTGATTTTGTTGGCTCAGGTGAATGTGGTGAATGTGGTGAATGTTTTTCCGGGTCCTCTATCGCGCGCGCATGCGCGCGCGCGCACGTGTAGGGTCTGGAAAAACATTCACAACATTCACCGACCTCATCCATCCCATTGGGACGATTGCGAAATTCCCGGTGAATGTTGGAATTCGAACATTCACAGACATTCACAACATTCACCGCAACATTCACGGCCGGTGAATGTTGTGAATGTTTATCCGCGCCTGTTTTTTCATCAATCACCAGTCGCCAGCGTTGCGCGCCGTGGAGCGTGCCGCATTTTTCAGCGCGCACCGACACGCTGTTGAGCTGGAACACCCGATCACGTAGGCGGCCCAGCGCCTTGCCCAAACGGATGCGCTGCGAGCGGTCGTTGCCCGATCCAAGCGGCAACGGCGGTTCGCAAGTGAGCGCCGTCTCGTAGAGATCGTTGCTGCCGACCTCCGCGGTGCCGAATCGGTCCCACCAGGTCGACACGAAGCTGCGCCATACCGACCCCTCGGCATCGGAGGCCTGCATCATCTCTTCGAGGTTGCCGAGGAAGCCATCGATGCCGGCGGTCTCGAGCACGCCACCGAGCACCTGCGCCCAGTTCTCATAGCTGCCGATGGTGCCGGTGCCGCGTGGGCGTCCCGCGGCGATCCAGCCTTGACAGAGCGTGAGGCAGGCAGTCACCAGTCGCGCGCGGTTGGCGCGTACCCAGGTCATCAGATCGGGATGGCGAAAGCCCGCGCGCTGCCAAGGCCGCTCGACATGCGCATCGAGCCGGATCCGCACAATGCGCCGCGCCATCTCGTTGGAGAATTCCGGATTGTTGCCGGTCGCGATCCAGGCGCAGCGGATTGGGAGCCGGGCCATCTCGGAAGCGCCAAGGATCCGGTCTTCCCAGAACGGCGCGGTGAGCGCGGCGGCGACTGCGGCGCTGTCGAGCTTGTTGCGCAGATTGTCGATCAGGACGATCGATGGAATCTGCCGGAGCTTTGCGGTCACGCGCTTTCGCCATTCCTCGTCATCGCGCCCCTCGGTCATGACGGATGCGCCAGAGCCGGTGAGGATCGTGGCAATGGCGTCCACCATCAGGGTCGCGCCAGTGCCGGGTGTCGGCTTTTCGATCAGATGCAGCGGGGTGGGCCCATCGATCATGGAGCGTAGGAAGCCGAGCAGCAGCAGCGCTACGGCGTGGGCGTTCTCGGACCGTGATACGAACGGGAAGTCGCCAAGCAGATCATCGCAGATGAGCGCCCGGGCGTTGGCGATATCGTCGGCCGATGGACGCTCCGCAATCGCCGGCACCTCGAAGCCGGGCGCTGGGGAATAGAGCAGCCGCGCATCCGGATGATAGCCGGGGGTAGTCAAAAGCCGGCCCTGGCGGCCGAACACCGGGGTGTTGACGATGCCAACCAGCACCGGCAGTCCAGGATCGGGCGTTGCCAACACCGACTTGACCAGCAGCGTCGGTGGATGGGCTGGAACGAGTTCGCCCTTGGCATTGAGGCGGCGCCAATTGCCGAGTCTCGCCAGCATGTGACGCAGCCGTTCATCGGTGAGTGCAATGGCGACCGGGCGGCCTTCGTCATCCGGTACCACCCAAGTCAGGCCGCTGGCATAGCGAAATAGCCAGGGTGTGCGGTTGGAGGCGAGCAGTAGGCTCCAAGCCTTCTCCACCGCCAGAGCAAGGTCCCCCTCGTCGGCGCGCATCAAAGGCGATGTGTCGGGCGCGCTGTAGTTGAGCGGCCGGTGCTGACCGATCGGCAACGGCTCTTCATTGGATTGTGGCTGCGCACGTTCAAGCACGGCACGCACCGCGTCCGCTCCGTCGCGCATCAGCATGTCATTGAAGTCGTCGCCGCACTGCGGCGGCAGTGCGATTGCGGTTTCGCGACCCTCGGCCCGCAGGCGCCGCGCGGCGGTCTCGGCGGCGCGCAGACCTGCGCCCGATGCATCGTGATCGGCGAGTATGATAATGCGCTTGGCTTGTGCTGGAAGTTGTACTTGCTCCAGTCCCGAGGTCGACAGCGCGGCCCAGACGGCGAGTCTCGGGAAAGCCTTCATGATGGCGAGCCCAGTCTCGATCCCCTCGCAGAGCGCAAGCACGCCGTTGTTGCCGAGGGGAGCAAGCCGCACCGCCCCGGTGCCGTTCTTGCCCAGCACCATGCGCGGTTTGCTGACCGGCGCCTTCGTCACGCGGTCCGGCTGCGCCGGATCGACCTGCAGATAGGTCCGGTGCAGCGCGATGACTTCGCCGTCACAACTGCGCACGATGCCGATCAGAGCCGGACAGCCTTGCCGCGTCTCCCAATGGGTGAGATCGGCATGCGCCAACAAATCGGCGCCCTCAGGTGCATCAAGATCTCGGCTCGCGAGATAGGCTTCTGCGGCCGTGCCCTTGAGCGGACCCGCGTGCTGGAGGATGAAAGCGATCTCGCGCGCGGTGTCGTGCTGTTGTTTCGCGCTTGCTGCGGGCGGCTCCTGGCGCGCTGGCGACCTGAGAGACCAGCCTGTCAGCTCGGCGGCATGGGCATAGAGGTTTCGCCCCTTGAATCCCGTCGCCTCCTCAATCGTGCTGAACGGTCCGCCGCCCTGGCTACCGTCAAACTCGTGCCAGTCGCCAGCATGTTCGCCCTTGAGCGCGATGACGCAGCTGCCCTGCTTGCGCGGCGGAGCGCCCTTGATGTTAGCGAGCCGCCATTCGTCGCCGACACGGCGGCCGTTCGGGAACAGACGCGGCACCCAGGTCTGCGCGCTTGCCCGCAACTCTGCGGCGATGGCGTCGAGATCGTAGCGGACCTGATGGTTCGGCGGATAAGCGACGTTGTTCAGGTCAATCACAGTGCACCTGCCCGTCGCCGCCGTTTGCTGGATCTATTCGTCCGACGTCGTTGAAATCGACTCCCCATGAAGCAGGCAAGCGAACGGAAGTCATCCGCGCGCCGACTATGTGCCACGCAGGCAGCCTGCCTCGCTTTTCGAGGGAGCGCGCTTGATCCCGTGTAATCCCAAGACGCGCAGCCACGTCGGCAAGGAGCAGCCGTTCACCCCCGAAGGCAAACCATCGAATGTTTCGCTTGTTGCGGGTTTGTATGTCTGAGGTTGCCCAGCGGCAATTACCTGGTTCGTAGTCTCCATCGGGATCAATACGATCCAAACTGTGCTTGGAGCTCGGTCGCGGCCCCATGTCTTGAAAAAAGGCTTCAAAGCTGTCAGTCCAAGCCACACACATGCGGATCCCGCGTCCTCCATAGTTGCGGTAGGACGCATTCCGTGGGTTGTTGCATCGCTTCTTGGCATGGACCCATGCAAGGTATTCAGCAGAAGGACGCCCGTTGGAGGCACTTCCGTGCCGCGTTGACACTTCAATCGCGAGGCAGCCGCAACTACGACTCCCACCAACGGATGCGCGCAAAGCAAGGCGCAAGCTCTGGCCAAGAACTAATTTTTCCGTGCCGCAGTCACATCGGCACACCCAACGCGGCCGACGCGACGCGGGCGTTGCGGAATTTGGCGCTACACTGAGAAGCGTCCATCGACCGACTCTTCGTCCTGGATAAAGCGATTGCATGACTTGTTCCTCACGGCTCAATCGACAATCACCAGGCCCCACTCGGCCCGTGTGATGGCGGTGTAGAGCCAGCGAGACCGATCCTCCGCCGTGCGGCCGAGACCGTCGTCGAATACGACAACCGACCCGTAGGCGCTGCCTTGCGCCTTGTGACAGGTGATGGCGTAGCCCCAGACCGTCTCGATCAGTCCCCGCATCTCCTTCCAATCGCGACGGGCCCGCTCGCTGTCGAAGACAACATGATCGTCGTAGTGCCCCTTGTAGAAGCGATGCCGGCCGGCAATGGACGTACCGTCTTCGGTGGTCACGGTGGCGCTGAACGATAGGTGCCCCTCGTGCTGGATATCGGCGAGCGACACAAACATGCCGTTGATCAGGCCGAGGTCGTGACGGTTCTTGAGGCAGATAATCTTCTCGCTACGACCTTCCGGATGCGCGCTGAGAAAGCCCGCGGCATGCTTCATGGCGGCGTTAAGATGGAGCCGCGTTGCGTTGCGGCCGCAGATCACCTGGCCGCCGCGCAACAGCTGCTCTGCCAAAACGTCGGTCCGGCGCATTTTCCAGACATGATCGTCATGACCGCCATAGGGGATCGGTTCACCCTGCCGCGCCATTGTGGCAAGCCGGATGATGGCGCTCTCGCCCGCCTGTCGGTGGATCTCGGTCAGCATGACGTCGGGCGGTGCATCGGTGAAGGCGCCAGAGCCCTTGATCGGCGGCAACTGGCCAGGATCGCCCAGCACCAGGATCGGCTTGCCGAACGCGAGCAGGTCGGCGGCCATCTCGGATCCCACCATGGAGACCTCGTCGAGCACAATAAGCTCGGCGTCGCGAACCAGCGATTGTTCGTTGAGGACAAACCGGGGCTGGTGAATGTCGGCAAGCCGCAGCTCGAGGCGCTTGAGCCGCTCCATCGCAAACAAATGCTCGGCTGGCGGCAGGCTGCCGAGCCCGGTGCGCAAATCAGCCGCCTCCTTTTCGACTCGCGCGATCTCCTCGGGCGTTGCCTCCGAGACCCGATAGATCAGGCTATGAATGGTCGAGGCTGGCGTGCCCTTGCGCGTCATCACCAGCGCGGCCTTGCCGGTGTAGGCCGCAAACAGCACGCCGCCGGGGGCGATGCTGTCGCGGTTCTTGGGTGTGAGCCCGAGTGCGTCGATGGCATGCGCGGTGATGGTGCTCTTGCCCGAGCCGGCATAGCCGAATAGCCGAAACACCGGAGACTTGCGGCCCGGGTCGCGGTACCAACCGACAATCGCGTTGATGGCGGCGGCTTGCTGAGGTGATGGCGTGAAGGTCATACCGCGCCCTCCCAGCAGTGCTTCGCATAGAAGCACCAACGACAGAGATGGAAGTCGGAGTTTTGGGCGATGCGCGGTGGCAACTCACCTGCTTCCGCGGCGCGAATGATGTCGACGGCCTTGTCGGAGAGCGCCTGAGCCGTCTTCGGATCAAAACCGACGATCTCGTGATGGAGCGTCTGGGTGTCCTTGTTCAGGGCGGTGAATAGAGCCGTTGGGAGATCCATGTAGGCCATGTAGATCTGCAGCTGAGCGTAATAGATTGGCTTCGACAGCTCGACCCCGCGCTTGACGAGATCGGCCCAGGACTTGGCGTTGAGCGATTTATGTTCGAACAGCGCTGGCCAACTGATCCCTACATCCGGCCCGGCAACGATCACGCCGTCGATATGACCGCGAATGCGTCCGCCCGCGATCGAGAAGCCGAACTGCCGTCCGTCCTGTCCTTTATCGCGCAGGTCAAAACCGGCGTTACGCAACCAGCGAATGGAGAGATCCTCGAACTGGTGTCCGGCATCAAAGATGCGCAGCATCCGACCGTCGAAGCCCTTGCCATCATCAATCGGCACATGTGTGAGCTCGTAGACGAGCTTGCGCGCGCAGGGTTCGCCAATGCGGCTGCCGCCGAGATAGTCGCGGGGGCGCTGCATTCGATTGCGATCGATCAGCGCGCTGTCGATCAGCGCGTTGATGTGGTGAGCCGGACTGCTCGCGACCAGGCGAGCGCAGCCATAGACGAAGCCCGATCCGCAATTGAGGTCGATCATCGGCGGCCTCAAAATGGAATGTCGCCGTTGAGCGACTGACGCTGCATCGAGTCCTGGAAGCCATCGACACAGGCCTCAATGATGCGGTCGATGTCATCGGCGGTCCGGTCGTGGAATGGCGCCATTAAACCGAGTTCGGTCAGAACCTCGGCGAGGAACCGTCGCGCGTCCTTGATGGCGCGCTGCTCCATGTCGGTCTTGTCGATCATGCCTTTGTTCCTTTTGGCGATGGCCGCGCCTGCGCGCAGACAGCGGTGCGAGCAGAAAGCGAAGGTCGGATATCGATCGGGCCGTAGTTCGTGCGTGTAGTAGAAGCCGATGGCAGCTCGGCTGCAGACGGCGCAGACCCTCACCCCAGCAGCAGTGTCGAGAACCTCCGCGACACGGAGTCGCCGGGTTGCTGCGCGATCCTCTGAGAGGTCAGCACGATGAAGCGGCTGATGGCGTTCTGCGCCATGGCCTCGAGTTCGGGCATGGTCAAAGAGCGGATTGGCTGATGAAGCCTTCCTCTTCCTGCGAGCCATTCGCCGATCGCTATCGCTGCTTCATGCGTAGTGTGAGCCTGCCACTCGTCGTCGGTCATGCCCTCACCCGTTGAGCCAGGCGGGCCCGGGCGGTTTGGCCGCGGGCGCGACGTTACTGGCTGGCGGCTGCGACCAAACGGCTACATTTGCCTGTGGCGTTGGCGATTGCGACTGCTGTCCGGTTTGCGGCTTGTTCTGCGACCAAGCCGGCTGCTGCGAATTGGTCTTGACGGCGGTCGCACGCGCGCGGCTCGGGCTCGCCGGCACGTCCTTGCCATCCATCACCAACTTCCACTCCTGCTCGGTCGGCAGCACCACGCGATCGAGACGATTCTGGTCGCCATAGCGGGGGTCTTCACTCGTTTCGACCTTGATCTTGGCGATGAAACTGATGCCGGACAGATCGGCGAGGCCGCGCAGAATGCGCTTCTGCTTTGCGGCTTCGCTCATGTCCTGTGGATCGAGGCCGAGCGCGCTGTCGATCATCGCGCGGAAGCTGCTCTTGGATATCTTCCAGGCGATCGAGACCCCGTTCTCGTCGACCTTGCCGCCTTGTACTGTAAAAATCTGCCAGAACTTGCGCCGGGCATGCGGCCCCTCCAGCACGGTGAATTCGCAATCGAGCATCCGCACGTCGCTGGTGGGATCCTTGGCGGGCCGCAGCAAGCCCCGATCGACCTCGACCTCACCGTCAATCCCGCCGGGGCGGATGGTCATGGTGACTTTGGCAAAGCTGCCATCCGGGATCAGTTCGCTTGTCTTCTGTTGCTCGGCATCGTTCATGTCGAAAGCCATGTTGGTCATCCCTTCGTGATTGCGTTGATCTTGGTGAGCAGCGCGCCGAGGTCCGGCGGCTCGGTGATGTCGAGGCGTCCGCTGCGGTCCTTGGCAGGGAGCCCAAAGGTGTTGCCGGAGCGGCAAACGAGGCGGCGGATGTCGCCGCGCTCAGGGTCATGGCGCCAACTCTCGCCATCACGGGCAAACAGGCTCATGGTGATGACTTGATCGACGATGCCGGGCAGTTCGCGGGCGGCTTTGCCTCCTTCCATCTGCGGCTGCCAGGTGACGCGGTTGAACTCGTCGGTGACGCGCTCAAGGATCCCAACGAAGATCACCGTTCGCGCCGGTGCGTGCTGCAGATGCTTGAGCAGAGCGATAACTTCGCGGGCGAGCAGGCCGTAGGCGCCGCGGGTGTCGGGCTTGCCAGTCTTTTCCGAGAAAGCTTCGGGCCGAGTCTTCGCCCAGGCCATGGCTTGGCGGGTCAGATCGGTGATGCTGTCGACGAAGATGACCCGCTTGCCCGCGATCATGCGGACGAGGTCGGGGTAGGTTTCGGCGAGGTGCCGGTAGTGACCTTCCGAGAAGAAGCTAGATGCGTCCGCCGCAGGGTTGATGCCGCCAACCAGGCACCCGATGTCAAGTGCGTCCGTAAAAGTGCGGACCGGAATGCTGTCGCCCGGCCAATCCTGTACCGATTTCATGCCGGCTTCGAGGTCGATGCAAAGCGAATCCTGCGGCGGCAGCGATTTCAGCAACGATGTCTTACCCACTCCGCTTGGACCGAAGATTGCCATGGTGGTCTTCGCGCCGGCCGAGGACAGCCGTTCGTCGGCGCTGACGATGCGCAGCGCCATCAGCGGCCTCCCTCGGAGATGGCATCGACCGCGCGGTCGGCGCCGAGTGCCCCAGCTTGGCGAGCGAGGTTGTAGAGCTTGCGCAACGCATGCAGCCGGTCGCCGACGGCGTTGAATTCCGCCTCCGTCACCAGCATCGCGAACGCGACGTCGTCGAGCGTGGCATCCTCGACCGCCTTGTCGGTGGCCGGCCGGTGTGGTGCTTCGAGCGTCGGAATGGCAATAGTGTCCGGCAGTGCTTCGAGCCAGCTATGGCGCTTGCGTAGCGCGGTCACTGCAGCAGATTCGGTCATCGGGAGACCTCTTCGTTGATGCTGAGGGGAAATATTGGTTCGGCGAGGTGCGGGCCCATCACGTGACCCCAGCCAACAGCAGCGATGACAGCGATGCCGGAACCGTCTTCGGCTTCGAGCGCGCGATGGCGAGATAGCTGTAGTCGTCGGGACCGTGGCGGCGCTGAACGAGGTGGACCAGCTTCTGCTCGCCGGCCCACCAGGAGCGGCGCGCGAGGCGCACGAGTTCGGCGCGGTCGCGGTCGGGAAGGCGCGTCCCATGCGAAAGCGTGTCCAGTGGCAGAAAGCCGCGGTAATACTCCAGGACATCGCCGGGAACCGCCTGCCCAATCCAGCCGCACAGTTCGGTTTCGTTGATCCGCAGACGGACGCTCGGTAGCTTGGTGATGGTGCTGATCATAATTGGCTCCTACTCGCCACGCGGCTGAACCGTCTCACGCGGCCCTCAGGCCGACGGCGAGCAAAGCGAGACGGATGTCTTTCACGCGGCGGTAGAGGCTGCTCCTTGCCCCACGGCCGCCGCCCGCAAGCCGATCGACGGTCGTCCGGGAAAGCGCGGCGCAGAGGGCGCCGTCGTTCGGATCGAGGGTGCCGAGGCCACGCGCGACATCGAGTCGGCGCTCGACCTCGGCAAAGGCATCGACCGGCTGACCGAGGTAGGCGGCGAGACCGTCCTCTTCGGCGAAGAGGTCGCCTCGGGTGGCGCTTTCGCTATCGGGGAAGGGCTCGTCGAGAGAGGCCGGCACGGCGCCATAAAGCCGGCGCTCGCGCTTTACCTTGTTCGCGATACGGGTGGCTTTGTTCGCCATGACGATGCCGGCGAAGGCGCCGAGGGAACCACGCTCCGGATCGAAGGCCGGCAGACGGGCGACCATGTCGAGAAAGAATTCCTGACGGAGGTCGGCGAGATCGTCGTAGGGAAGACGCAGCTGGCGGCCCAGGCGGCGAGCCGCAATGTCGGCTTCATGCTGGATGATCTGGAGGGAGGTAGAGGTGAGTTGGGTCGTCATCGGACAGTGCCTCGTCATCGCGTTTTGATGACGGGAAGATGCCCATGCTCCGGCCTAGAAACCTGTCCCGAGCCTCTCCTGAACCTCTCTCGAAAATGCCACTGCCCGAGAGGTTTTGCAGAATCAGATGACTCGTGCCGCGTCCGGCGCAAGCATGAGCTGATAGCCGACGCGACGCGTCATTTTGATGAGGGCTTTTGCTGCGTTCGGCGAGAGACGGCCGGCCTTGCACAACGCTGACCTTAATCGGCTGATCGTCTTTTCAATCTGTTCTTCGTTAGTGTTCTTGTTCCCAGTAATTTCGCGAATCGTCTCGGAGATTGAATTCCGCGGCACGATGCCGTTCTGGTCTGTAAGCTCATTTGCAAGGAGGACAAGCACGGCAAAGTCGCGACGCGTCAATTTGACCTCGCTTCCGTCGAACCGAGCCCGATGCCCTTGAGTATCGACAGTGAGCCGTTCTGTCTCGGACGGAGCGGTTGCAACCCGGCCGGCCGGAATCGATATTGCAAAAGGGTGCTGATTGTCGCCCGTCAGAATGTGTTCTATCGCGACCACAGCGATCTGATCCGCCGACAGGCGCTTGAGAATGTCGCTCGTCAGGTTGCGTTCGGTGGGCGTCAGAATGGTCGCCGGGGCGCCAGATGCACGCCCCTTGAGCGCAAGCGCGGTTTCGCCAGCGTTGCGCGCGTTGAGGCCTCGGACGACATAGAATTCACGCCGGCGACTGCCGCGCCCCAGCGCGCCAAGCCACAGGGTTCTCGATGAGATACTTTCGACTCGCGGCCCCTCGAAGCGGTTGGCGCCACGGAATTGATGGCACAGCGCAGCAAAATCGATGTCGTACTGCTGAGTCGTGCGTGCCGAAACCAGAACCGTCTCGTCCTCGCCATCGAGACTAACGGCTGCAACGTGCTCGCCGACACGCGCTAGTACGATGGTGCCCAGGTCGGACGACAATGCACGCTCGATCAAAATCCCAAGCCGCTCGAATTGACGAACCAACGCCGGAGAAAATCCAGCAAGGTCGTCGCCATCGACGCAGGTGATCGGATGCCGATCACTCCGCCGCAACAGCAGTCGGCATAACGCCGCGTGAGAGCCGGATGCCATTGCGTTCCAGATGCTCCATGATCTGCTTCTCAAAAGAATGATCGCGGAAGCTGGCCACGTTAGGCGGCTTGACCTTGACGATGACCTTTACTTCCTTGCCATCGACATTGAGACGGAACTCAAGCTTCACGTAACCTATCCGCAGATCCTCCAAATCGACGTCGGGTGCGAGATCGATCAAGCGCCCGATCGCATCCCGGCTGTCCCGAACAGTCATGGCCCAGGGGGAATATCGGGTCTTACCCTCGACCTCGTGCTCGCCCTCGTCGACCTGAATTTCCTTCACGAGCACGCACAGAACCTGAGAATCCCAGGCATGATGGAACCGAAATGCTGCACCCTGCTTGCGGATGGGATCGAGGGTGTAAAGCCGTTGGCTGTCGTCGCCTGGGAAGAACTCGCGATCCCCAAGCATGTGTTCGGCAAATAGATCCCGCAGCTTTTTACGCTCCACCGCGGCACTCGCGCTAATCCAAACCCGGCCAGAAGCCGCGTGATAGCGGATCGTGTCCTGTGCAATCTCGCGATAGGCCAGCGTTCGCTCGGCGCCATTGTCCTCGATATTGGCGGTCATGGCATTTTTGCCGTGCAGCACCAGGATCTGCACCTCGTCGCGTTCGGGATACCATCTCACGTCGCAGTAGCGTCCGAGGTAACGATTGGCAAAATATGCCGATGCCGCCGCTTTCAAGGCGGTGCGCGCCGTTTCATCATCATGCCGAGACTCGACATTTTCTTGCACTCCAACCCATTCGCTGGGCGAGCGAACCGACCAGAACGCATGAATGTCGAGCGTTTTATCGAAAACCGCCCTGTGGTCGAGGTAGGCTCGCAGCGCAAGGTGGCGCGGCGTCAGGTGACGGCCGTCGCTTTCCTCGATCTCTTCCTTCGGTACCAGGTTCACGTCGGCAAGATCGGCCTGCTCTTGCAGCAGGCGAGCGCCGTTGGTGTCCGAAAGCACCATGATCTTGTGGAGCGCGTCCAAGAGCTCCGCCGGGAATCGCTCATCGGTTCTGCGAAAAAACTCGAAAATGGCTTCGCGCTTATCATTTTCGTCTGCCGGCAGAGCGTCCCAGTCGAACGCGATCATTGACGCGTATGGCGCCAGGAGGCGTTTGAGTAGGTCGAGATCGACCGTCCTGGCGAACTCGCGATTGACGAATTTCTTGACGTTCTTGGCCATGCTAGCCTTCCATGAATCGTCATTCATGTTCTCCGTGGTCCTTAAGTGTGATTCGGCGGGGAGTCGATTCAAAATCATCATTTTGGGACGGATTATGCGCCCCGTGAGTAGAGGCCTTGGGAGATTGCCCCTCATCCACGGCTGGCGATGCAGCTCCCGAATCCCATTGATCCAGAACGCCTCTCCGCCGCCGAGCGGCTCGCCGAAGTCGCCGAAATCCTGGCCGCTGCCCTGATCCGTCTGCGGGCCCGACAGTCAACGCCTTTATCTGCCGCCTGTGGAGAGAGTTCACTCGACTGTATCGCCAACCAGAGCGGTCATACCGACATTCTCACGCATGGAGGCTCGGATTGACCGACACTGTTCTGGCCCAACTGGCTGCCCTGAAAGTCGCGCCGATCGGCGCGCTCAAGCAGAAATGGCGCGATCTCTTCGAGAGCGAGCCGCCGCCCTATAACAGGCGCTTCCTTGAGCATCGGCTGGCCTACCGGATTCAGGAACTGGCCTATGGCGGCCTCAAGCCCGAGACCTTGAAACGTCTGCGCGAGCTGGCCGAGACGCTCGATGGCGGCAAGGTGGATGTGCGGCGGCGCCGCGCAGACCACGATCGCCCCATCGCTGGCACCCGGCTTATTCGCGAATACCAAAGCGTTGAGCATTGCGTGACGGTGCGCGACGACGGATACGAGTACCAGGGTCGTCCCTACAAATCGCTGTCAGCCATTGCGCGCGCCATTACCGGCACGCAATGGAACGGGCGCGTCTTTTTCGGACTCAAAAACCAGCGGGTGGCCCGATGAAGAAGCCGATCGTGCGAAAGCTTCGCTGCGCGGTCTATACCCGCAAGTCGAGCGAGGAGGGGCTCGAACAGGAGTTCAATTCACTCGACGCCCAGCGCGAGGCTTGCGAGGCTTACATCGCCAGTCAGAAGCCAGAGGGCTGGGTGCTGGTGCCGGACCGCTACGACGACGGCGGGATCTCTGGCGCGACCCTGGAGCGGCCGGCGCTGAAACGTCTGCTGGTCGATATCGAGGACCGGCGCGTCGATGTCATTGTTGTCTACAAGATCGACCGGCTCAGCCGTGCGCTGATGGATTTCGCCAAGCTGGTCGAGGTGTTTGATCGCAATAGCGTCACCTTCGTCAGCGTGACGCAATCTTTCAATACGACGACGTCGATGGGGCGGCTGACACTCAACATCCTTCTCAGCTTTGCCCAGTTCGAGCGCGAGGTCATCGGCGAGCGCATTCGCGACAAGTTTGCCGCTTCCCGCAGGAAGGGGATGTGGATGGGTGGTTTCGTCCCGCTCGGCTATGACGTTAGGGATCGCAAGCTGGTCGTCAATGAGGCCGAGGCGGCAGCAGTCCGGACGATCTTCGAGCGCTTCATCAAGATCGGATCCGCGACCGAACTTGTGCGCAAGCTCCGGGCCGAAAATGTCCGGGGCAAGCAGGGCAAGCTCGTCGACAAGGGCTATGTCTACAAGCTACTTAACAACCGGGTCTATGTCGGCGAAGCAGTGCACAAGGGCGTGGCGTATCCCGGCGAACACCAGGCCATCATCGACCGGGTCCTCTGGGATCGCGTCCACACCGTCCTGCGCGAGAGCCCGCGTAAGCGCGCTGCAAACACACGGGCCCAGACGCCCGCGTTGCTCAAAGGTCTAATCTTCGGGCCGACCGGTCGGGCGATGACCCCGGCGCATACGCGCAAGGGCGGCAAGCTCTACCGCTATTATGTCTCAACCGACGTGCTCAAACGTGATGCCGACGCGTGTTCGGTTCGGCGAGTCCCCGCGGCCGAGATCGAGAGCGCCGTCGTCGACCAGTTGCGCGGCCTCCTGCGCACGCCTGAGATCATTGTCGGCACGTGGCGCGCGGCCAAATCGATGGGCTATATCTCGGAGGCCGAGGTGCGCGAGGCGCTGCACCGGCTCGACCCGCTCTGGGACGAACTCTTTCCCGCCGAGCAGGCACGCATCGTCCAGCTACTCGTCGAGCGCGTTGATGTCAGCCCGGATGGTGCCGATATCCGGCTGCGGACCGAGGGACTGACAAATCTGATCGCCGACCTGCGTGCGGTCAGACCGGAATCTCGGAGGGCGGCGTAATGGGCGAGCACCATTCCAACGGCGACGGTCGTAGCGTGACTGTGAGGGTGCCGATTTCGATTCGTAGGCGAGGCGGGCGAAAGCTCGTGCTTGCGCCTGACGGAGCTGAAATCACCGCCGCGCCTGTGACTCGGCATGTCGACAACGCCATGGTCAAGGCGATCGCCCGGGCGTTCCGCTGGCGCGATATGCTGGAGAGCGGCGAGCACGCGACAATCAGGGAGATCGCCGCTGCCGAGAGGATCAGCGAGACCTACGTCGGTCGCGTGCTCAGGCTGACGCTGCTGGCGCCGGACATCGTCGAGGCGGTCCTCAATGGACGACAGCCGACGGGATTGCAATTGGACGGGCTGATGCGGCGATGGCCGGTGGGGTGGCGGGAACAGAGAATGACCTTCGGGGCAATGACCTGA